TGATGGTACAATCAGTAGCTTTGCTGTCGACCCTGCTGTACCCACAGGCGAAACTCCTGATGAGTTAGTATCACACATGGCTCTGATGTTGGAAAGTCTACAGCAACCATTCTTACTTGAAGGAGATTTCATACCTGAGAGTGATAATGATGAACTACAATTTACTTTTATTAGAGAAGATGAAAACAAATACCATTAAATATAGGAACAAGTTTGAAGCCGGTGTTGGTGAGAAACTAACTGGTTGGAGCTATGAGCCTTATCATATACCTTACATAACTAAGCGTAAGTATATACCTGACTTTACTAAGGGTAACATCTTGGTTGAGTGTAAAGGATTCTTTAGAGTAGGCGACACACAAAAGTATAAAGCTATTCGAGATTCCTTACACTCACAAGAGTTAGTGTTTGTCTTAACCAATGCTAACAAGAAAGTTAGGAAGGGTTCTAAGATTACTATGGGTCAGTGGTGTGACAAGGAAGGGTTCAAGTGGTTCACAACAGATACATTGAAGGAGTTAAAGCGTTATGGCACTACTACTAAATGAACTAAAAGAAAAGATAACTAAAGAGTTTGATGTCTGTCTGCTCTGTGAGTTCCTCGACATAGAACCTGAGGAACTGGTAGAAAGATTTGATGACAAGCTTATTGATAACATACATAAATTTAAAGGACTAGAGGATGAATAAATTACCAAGTGATTACCAAAACTTTATCGCTCTTAGCAGGTATGCAAGATGGCTACCTGAAAAGAAACGTAGAGAAACATGGAAGGAAACAGTAGCACGCTACTTTGATTTCATGGAGGTACACCTGAAAGAAAACACTAACCAAGAGTTAGTACCCAAGACTCGTAAGATTCTTGAAGATGCTGTGCTTAACCTAGAGGTTATGCCTAGTATGAGAGCACTGATGACAGCAGGTCCTGCCTTAGCTAAGAATCATATCGCAGGTTATAACTGTGCTTACCTTAGTGTTGACCATCCTAAAGCATTTGATGAATGTCTATTCATTCTTATGCACGGTACTGGTGTTGGCTTTAGTGTAGAGCGACAGCAGATAAACAAACTACCTGAGGTACCTGAGGAGTTAGTAGATGTAGAGGATGTTATTGTTGTACAAGATAGCAAGGAAGGATGGCAGTCTGCTTTCCGTAAGCTTATCACTTACTTGTATGATGGTGAGATGCCTAAGTGGGACTTCTCAAAGATAAGACCTAAGGGTTCAAGACTAGCTACCTTTGGTGGTAGAGCATCAGGACCTGAGCCATTACTAGACTTGTTTAACTTTGCTACCAACCTGTTTAAAGATGCAGTAGGTCGTAAGCTAACTAGCTATGAGTGTCACCGTATGATGTGTAAGATTGCAGAGGTTGTAGTTGTAGGTGGTGTACGTAGGTCTGCACTTATCTCTTTGTCTAACCTAACTGATGAACGCATGCGTAATGCTAAGTCCGGTCAATGGTGGTCTGATACCCCTGAGATGGCACTAAGTAACAACAGTGTATGCTACACAGAGAAGCCTGATATGGGTATCTTCATGAAAGAATGGACGTCTTTATATGAGTCTAAGTCAGGAGAGCGTGGTATCTTTAACAGGGAAGCGGCTATCAAACAAGTAGAGTCTATAGGTAGAAGGGACACTGACCACCTGTTCGGCTGTAACCCTTGTAGTGAAATCATTCTTAGGGATGGACAGTTCTGTAACTTGACTGAGGTTGTAGTCAGGGCAGAAGATAAACAGAAAGACATCATGCGTAAGGTTAGACTAGCCAGTATACTTGGTACCTTCCAAGCTTCACTGACTAACATCAAACGTCTGCGTCCTAAGTGGGTACACAATACAGAAGAGGAAGCATTACTAGGTGTGTCATTGACTGGCATCATGGACAATGAGTTCATGAATGGTAACAACACAGACAGAGGACACTATGGTAAGCGTAGCCTACCTGACTTCTTATCAGACTTAAAGAAAGAAACTGTTAAGACTAACGAGCATTGGTCAGAGTTACTAGGTATTCAACAAGCTACTGCAACTACTGCTATTAAACCTAGTGGTACAGTCAGTCAGCTAGTAGATAGTGCCAGTGGTATACACACTAGACATAGTGATTACTATATCCGTAGAGTTAGAGCAGATGCTAAGGACCCAATAGCACAGCTAATGGAGGACCAAGGTATACCTGCTGAAGCTGATGTCATGAAACCTAACAGTGTGAAAGTATTCTCCTTCCCTATGAAAGCTCCTAAGGGTGCAGTAACTAGGAACGAGAGGAACGCTATTGAACAGCTAGACTTATGGCTTATGTATCAAAGGTACTACTGTGAGCACAAGCCTAGTGTAACCATTAGTGTTAGAGAACATGAGTGGATGGAAGTAGGTGCGTGGGTATACAAACATTTTGATGAAGTATCAGGTGTTAGTTTCTTACCACACTCTGACCACTCGTATCAGCAAGCTCCGTATGAAGAATGTGATAAAAAAGCACACGATGCTTTAGCTAAGACCATGCCTAAGGAAGTTAACTGGGATTTGATTAGTGAGTATGAGCTGACTGACCAAACTGTCAGCACTAAAACCTTAGCCTGTACTGGTAGTATATGTGAATTAGTTGATTTAGTTGAAGAAGAGAGGGATATAGAATGATAGAAACAGCCTTACTTATTTTAGCTTTACAAATTTTAATAATTAAATTGGGAGAATAATATGTGGTATAATAGAGGAGTGACACTAATGTTAATATTATTATTGTCAGCGTGTAGTGCTTTTGAAGAAAAGATACATCAAGAAAAGGAAGAACAATTAAAGTGTTCTCCTGCGAACAGTATAAATTGTACAGGGTTTGAAGTATGAAAATACTAGAATCAATTATGTACACGGTTTATTTTTTAGCCGGAATAATTTCTACAGGATGTCTAGTCTACATAGTTATATGGTTAGATGCTCTTAGAAAGGGGTGGCTTGTATAGCCTATTGTTTTACAAATAAAGACAGGAGTAAAATATGTTAGAGAAACTTAAAAATGGTGCTGATGGTGCTATAGATGTAGGTATCAAACTTATTAGTTTATCAATTGTGTTACAGATTATCTTTGGACAAAAGGTAGCCTTCCTTACAGGAAATGTAATTGGTTCTATACTTGATATTGTTTGGACACTTGGTAATGCAGGATTGGCAGGAATAATCGCAGCCGGCATTATTTGGAAACTACTCGACAAAGATATAACGAGTGGAGGCAAGTAAGCCTACTAAAAATCCTAGTGGTCTTGTTCAAATGGACAGGACTGCTAGATTCTACTTAAACTTAAAAGGAAAGAATATGCCTTTAAATAAAAGCACAGACATAAAAGAATTAAAGAAGTTCGACATTGACTTGTCCTTTGGACAGCAATGGGAGAAATATATAGATGAAATGTTCTCCGGTGCTAAGACTTGTGAAGTAAAGACAGAGCGTGACAGATGGGCACAAACTGGTAACATCTGCATAGAGAGCCAAAGCTATGGCAAACCAAGCGGAATAGAAGCAACTGAGGCTGACCTATGGGTACATAACTTAACTCTTGATAATGAGCTAATTTGTAGCCTTGTGTTCCCTGTTGATAAGCTAAAAGAAATTCTTCCTCAGCTTCCTAAGAAAAGTGTAATGGGTGGGGATAATAATGCGAGTAAGTTACAGCTAGTTAGTTTAGTAAAACTTATGACCCTACTTACTAAATCTACTTAATTATTTTTTTAAAGACTTCTACAGGCTTACCTTGCCCTAAGCCTGTGATGTTCTTTGCTGACTCAGTATGATTAAACAATCCTTTTCTGTATGCTTCATCAGGTGACATAGATATTGCACCTGCCCAATCAGCTCCTAAATCATCAACAGAAAAACCTGCCTTCCTTCCTTTAGTTGGTCCTGTACCTATCAAGGCTCCTACACCATCTAACACCTCTTTAAACAAACCAACACGTAAACTATTGACTGGACCTACAGTGTCAGTTAATACTTTTGACGCCATAAAATGCCTTACTAAATCCGGTTTAGCATCAGGATATTTAGTTAAAACAGCACGAACACTTTGACCTATTAGTTTCTCTTGTAGAGTGTCCTTTGCCTGAGAAAACAGTCCTTTTAAATCCATAGTTAAAAGTTAACTGAAGCGTTAAGTTCTAACGGAGGAAGCATGCCTGACTGTTGAGTAGGAGCAGTTTCAGGACCAGTAATTGTCATTTCAGGTGAAGCAGACATGTTTTCTGGATTGATTTTAGGTATACCATAATAGTCGTTTATAAACTCTTCTCTTGTTTCAGGAGGCAAGTCATAAAGAACAGCCTTCATTTCTTGCTTAGTTAAAGAACGAAGTTGCTCTATCATCTCTCTTTCATTGTTTCCTGTTCCACTAAGTTCGCTTAAATACTCCTCTCTCTTTTCTGGATTACCTATCTTATCAAAGATAGTATCAGAATTCCAAGAGAAATCATTACCGCCACTCATCATTCCTACCATTTCAGCCATTTTTAATTCCTTTGTTAAATTCCACTTTGATATCTTATTTGTTGTTCTTCTAAATCTTGTTGAATTGCATCTCTCTTAACATCTCCTTCAACCGCCATAAAGTATCTAGGGGCAATGTTTACCAGTATGTCTGTGTACTTACTAAGCAACACTTCATCAGACATGTTTGTTTTCTTAGCTAGTTTTTCTAGTTTATAAAACTCTTCAATTCCTTTTAAATCAGAGAACAATATATCTTGCATTTGTTTATCAGCTCTGCTCATTCTGCCACCAGTCCATATCCTAGAAGCTAATATAACAGCTTTCTGTTGAGGACTAATAATTGGTCGTCTTATTAAAGAAACAATAGAAGGCAGGTCTACCCCTGTCTTAGCCTGAACAACGTCATAAAGAGGGTTAGTAGGCATATTAGCCACTTTTTCAGGACTAAGCTTATTAATCTTATCACTTAACCTAGCAAATGCTCTCATATCATTCTGAAAACCTTTACCCATAATTTTCTGTATAGTGTAAGCATTCTCAGGGTCAATAAGCCAATCAAAAGAAGATTTACCTTGCTTGGCTCCTATGGCTTGTAGTTGCTCTACAAACTCTCTCCTAATAGTATTTCTTATAGGACCTTGAACATTCTTAGGAAGTCTGTCAACATCAGCAATAATCTTAGACATATATTCTCTGTTGTTGACCATTCTGTTTACAACTTCAGATGGCTGATAGCCTTCTACACCACCTGCTTTTAGTAAGAAATGGTCGCCTATTTTCTTTTCTTGTGACTTCCATACTTCATTAAGAGTGTTTATTCTGTCAGATAAATAACCCTGTGTATTTACAGATTGATTTAATTCATCTCTTAAACCCGGAATTAAGTCTATAACCTCTGACTTTTTCTTTATAAGGCTTTGAAGTAGTTTAGGCTGTAGCTGTCCATTAATAACTGACTTTTCATATACTTCAGCTAAGAAAGCATTCTTAGCAATGTCTACACCTTTCTCTCTACCTACAACATTATAAAACTGATTTAAAGACTCTGCGTTCTGAACGACAACTGGAGCAATTTGTTGAGCATACTTAGCACTTGATATTTCTTTTATGCCTTGCTCTCCAAAAGGTAGTCCAATATGCGTATAATAGTTTTCGTCTGCTAGTTTTAAAGCTGAACTATAAGTTCCCGGTATTGTAGTTCTTGCATCATCTAATACAGCTTTTAAATCTTCTAACATATTTACAGTGTCAGCAGAAGGGTTTCTTCTAAGCTGTTTATTAATTTCTTTTTTAAGAGAGTTTACATCATCAAAAGTCATTTGTTTAAATGTTTCTGTTCTTGTTGTAACAATCTTACCTGCAGCATTTTTAGTTTTTGTAGTTTTTACTGTTGGTCTTAACAATGTTCTAATCTTAGACTCTAATACAGTTCCTGCACCAAACTTGTTTTGTAGTTGTAAAGAATCAACAAATCTCCAAATTTGCTCTACACCTTGTGCTGGCATTTTTATGTTATTTTTCCTAGCAGATTTTAGTATAGCTGAATACTCAAGCTCTCTTATTTTTCTAGCTTGTTCCTTTTTCAATTTAACTAAAGCTTCAATTTCTTTTCCTCTCTGTGCCATTGTGCTTGCAGGAAGATAGTTAGCTCCTAACTCATCAATCTTATCTTGAGTTTTAGCCATGTTAGTTTTTAAATTATCTAGTCTATACCATAGTTCAGTTCTTACTACGGAAGTAGGAATTGCTTCCTCTAAAGACTTACCTACTATTGGAACACCAAACATTCTATTTGCTTTTCCTTCAATAGCATTAACAATCTTTGTTATCTCATCTTCTACCTGAGCTCTTACTGAAGGATTTTTTCTAATTAGTTTATTAAGCTCACCTGCAATTACAGGGTTGTCGGACATAGCTAAAAAGAAAGGTATATCAACATCATCAAAATAATGAGAAATCTTAGCAAAGTCTTGCATTATTATTTCTACATCTTTATTTCCTGCTTTTGATGCTTCCTTTAATATGTTTTTAATGTTAGCATGAGCAAACTTTTGTGATTGGGTTTCAATTGTAGACTTTATAAGACTGGCTTCATTTTTAAAACCTTTTCCTGATAACAAATCTTTTGTTTTTGAAGCCAGTGTATTAACAACTGGCTGAGTATATTTACCAGTAAGAATTGCTGAAGATACTCCTGCTATTGTGCTTAATACTCCTGAATCTTCTCCAGTAGCCATTTCTTCAAGGTTTCCTGCTTGAGTAGCAGCAACTGAAGAAGTGGCTCCAATACCTGCCCACTGTGCCATAGAATAAGGAATTTTTAAAACAAACTCACCTACACTTTTAGCCTTACTAGCTAAAACTAAAGGGTCTGTCATCATGTAAGCACCAGTAGCTAAAGTTGCTTCTATTTGGTCTTTAGGAAGCAAATTTATGTCGTATTGGTCCCAACCAAAGAAATCAGCAGTCCTCTCTGCCCATTTCATTTCATTCTCTTCAAAGTCCTGTGTAAACTGAGTTCCCATTGCCTTAACACTTCCCGGAGCATCTAACTCACCAGTACCACCAACTGTGGTCATGTCCTTATATATTTTAGACCATATTGGATTTTCAGCAACAGCTTCAAAAAAAGAAAGACTAGCTGTTACACCTGCTTTCATTTTTCCTGTGTATAGACCTTCTTCATACTCTATAGCATCATCTGCTAATTGAGCTTGTATACTAGCATCTCCTTGAATTACTTTTGCAATTTCTTCCTCAGACATCTCTGCAGGAAACCTTAATATTTCATTGCCAACTCTAATTTCTTGGTATTCTTCAGCCATTTTATTCCTTATCTATCTACTAAGTCAAATGTTTGTGTTTCAGGATTCCATTGTTTTATTTTTTGTTTTGTGCTTCCATCTCTTGGAGTATAAACTTCAAAAACTGACTCAGGAACCTCAAACTTATAATCAATTCCTATCTGTTTTAAAGACTCATTACTTGAATTGTATTGTTTCATTTGCTCTTGTTCGTATATTTCTAAAGTCTTTATAAATGCTTCATAATGCTCTGCTGTCTTAACACCGGTGAAAACAGTATTTGCAAAGTCAGTTACATTCTCTACTAAATTACCAGCACTAGCTATTCTTCTAATTTCAGAAGTAGCTTGTCGCTTGTCCTCAAAAATTTGTGTAATTAGTGTTTCAGCAATTGTAGCTGCTGCTGCATTATTTCCCTGAGCTTGTCTAAACTCAGAAATACCTGTGCTTATTTTTCTTAGCTTATCTGCAATAGCATCTCTGGTTTTCATAGTAGTTTCAAAGATTGTAGTTCCTATTGCATTTTTAGTTCCTGCACCTGCTGTTTCTACATCTAAGCCTTGTAAGTATTTTAAGAACTCCTCATTTCCTTTAGTTGCACCTAATTTTTTAATAAATTCATCTCTCTTTTGATTTAAAGCTTGAAACTCAGCTCCCTTTGTTTCTGTTGTTTTAGTTATGCCAGAAGCAACTCTTTGTGGACCTTCTGCACTATCTAAAGTATCTGTCCAATAAAAATATCCATCTCCTAACTGAGTCATTTTTCTGTCAGGGTTTTGTAAATTCTTTAGCTGTATTTCTGCAATATCTACTTGAAGGTCAGCAGCTCTCATGTCTTGGCTTTTATCATAAAACTGCATTGCCATATCATACTCACCACCAGTCCACATTGCTGAAGCCATTTGTGAAACACTCTCAGCATTTGTAGGGTCAAAGTTAGGAACACTATTTATAATTGATTGATAATTAGCTTGTTGTGCTTGTGCAGGCGTTTGACCGCCTAGGCTCTGTCCTGCTGTAAAACCTAGTTCACTACCTATACCAGACATGGCATTAGTAATTGCTGCCCAACCAGTAAGTCCACCAGTCTGAGCTTGTTGCCTTCTTAGGTTTTGTTCATCAATAATTGCTTGTTGGTATTGACTTCCAAACATTCCTTGTGTTGCCATAATTATTCCTTTTTAATAATTGGGTGAATACATTAAACCACTTGCATTTAAGCGTCTTGAAAAAGGTGAGCCAATGTCACTCATAGTATAATCTAAATTACTGTCATCTATTGTAAATTCCTCGTAACCTGCTCCCCCGTACGGTGTTATTTTACCTATAGGGGATTCTACTTTGGGTACGTTGGTCGCCTTGCATTGTCTTGAGCACTGCTAAATCCTGTCATCATACCACCTCTAGCAAATGGATTAGTAAACTTCATACCTTCCTGACTATTAAACCCTTGTAAAGCACTACCAATCATACCAGCAGTGGCTCCTGCTCTTCCTAATGCTGCACCTGACCTCATTTGAGCTGCATTAAAAGCAGCACCTGCTCTTTGATTAGCAAAGTTTAATGACTGACCGGCATATTGTCCCGGTATACTACCTAATTGCATAATAGCAGCAAGGTCTTGCATTTCTCTCTGCCTCATAGCATCTTGTGTTTGTTGAGCTTGTTGATAAGAGTTAGATAACAGTCCAAGTCTTTGCTGTCCTTGTGCTTCCTGTAGTGCCTGCATCTGACCTGCACCACCTGTACTACCTAATCTACCTTGTTGTAACAACCTAGACTCTTGAGCCAGTGCTTGCCTTTCTTGCTCAGGTTGTAGTAAGCCTAGCTGTTGATTGTACAACGATTGCTGTAATTCAAGAGGATTTAAGTCTTGTATCTGTGCAGCAGTTTGACCACGCCTGTCCATGAATTGTTGCATCATAGCTTGCATATCTTCATTAAGATATTCGCCTGTACCTGTGTCATAACCACCAAACATACCTTGGTAGTTTTGTGGTCTACTTTGTTCATAAGCAAACTGAGCTGCTTCATTAGCTGCACTCTGTGCTTTCTTTGCTTGCTTATTAGCGAATATTCCTCCTAATACGCTTGCTCCTAATTGCATCCATGCTGACATGTCTTATTCTCCTATGCTGTGCGTTTCCACATATACACTACTATATATGGTTGTAAGTTATTGTGTGCGTTTCCACCACCAGTGTTGCTTATACTAAAACTGCCTTGGTTTCCACCACCTGAAGCTTTATCAGGGTCGCCATCTGTACCACTACCTCTTGTAAGAGTAGGACTTATATTGTGATTGTGTTCTGGCATTTCTGCTATTGTTAATGTGTGTGTTTCAGCACCACCAGTTGCATTAAGTGTATCAAATGTACCACTAGATGCTTTACCTACTGGAACTCTACCTTCTCCATATGCTACCCAAGTACCTACACCAAGAAGTGTTGCTGGATTAGTTGCTACAGTAGCATTAATATATATTGAACCGACTGGATAAACTAAAGCATTAATTGCTGCTGCTGAATTTGCAGCGGTAACAAATGCTGTTGTTGCTACTTGATTAGTATTGGTTCCTGAACTTGCTGTTGCAGCAGTAATTACTTGACTTGTATTTGCTAAGTCTGCTTTAGAGTTAACAGCAGTCTTAACTGCAAGAAACTCTGTGTTAAAGTCACCACCACTGACTACTTTGTCAGGGTCTGAATCGCTTAAAGCATCCTTACCTGACCAAGCTATTTGTAAATTATAATCACTCATCTTATTTTCCCTTGTTTTGCCCAAATAGAAATGTTTTGTAAAGAAGCTTTAAACCCCGATACCGTTTGTATTATCTGTAGTCTAACAACCTTAGCTGCTTTTGACATAGATACTTTGTACTCTGTAGGTTGGAAAGCAGGAGCATACTTGGCATTGCCATACTTAGCCTGTCCCCACAAACCATTGACTCCACCAGAAGTAGGGTCTAATGTAAAGTTAGCTGATGTAGGAGTAACACTGTAATCTCTAAACCAGTTAAGTGTTACGTTCATGTTCTTACCACCTGACCATATTGCTAAAAATCTTTTTAAGAATTTAGATATACCCGGCTGTTCAAAATCTAACCATGTAGTTTTAAAATCTGCTTGATATGTATTGTCTATATCTTTATAACATTTACTTGTATTAGATTCCCATGTATATCCAGCAGTAGTACACGCACCTGATGTACCATAACTAGCAGTAACATCTTCTTTTTCTACATCATAGAATCCTGAGTATGTTGCTACTCTTCCAAAATAAGTTGCAGCTCCTAGTCCTATATACAAAGAATCGTCAGTAGATAACAAAGCTCCAGGATTTTTCTTAGAATCAAAGTTCCAAGTTGTTATACGTGGAGCACCTTCAGGTGTTGTAGCTTTAAAATCAAACACATAAACAATATTTTTACCACCAAAGCTTAATAAATAAGAACCAGTAGATAAATCATACTGAGCTTTTACTTGGTCCATGTCAGCAGTTAATATGTTTGTTCTTATTTCATCTTTAATAGCTAGGCTTAAATCTGTCAATGGCATCTTGTCTTGTACCATTGTACGAGCTAGTGAACGTACACCTGATGAACTTAGGAATACAATGTCATCACCAATGACTTGTACTGAATCCCTAGCTACACATCCTACACCTTCAATAACTTCATCTAATTGAAATGAAGCTGCAGCTGGGTCCCAAGGGTCATTATAAATAACAATGTTACTCTTACCAAAGATAACTAGCTTACCCATAAAAGAAGCTAGTGCTGTTATCTCATCACCTGACCATACAGTTTTTAAATCTACTGAGCCTGATGCACCACCATTAAATTTATGACCAAGCAATGTATCAGAGTAATAAACTACATCTTTGTTCTCACCTATGTTTCCTACCCATACTCTACCGTAGTCACCTAAAACACAAGAAGGTGTAAAAGTTGTAACTCCAGAAGGAGCAGAATAACTTCCTACATCCTCTAAATCTTTCCATGTAGTACCGTCATAATTAATAGGTTTATTACCTGCTTGTACAGCATAGAACTGATTATTAAAGTTTGTAAACTGCCAGTTGCCATTAGTTTTAGTAGTAGCTGAACCACCAAAAGATTGTACATCTAAAGTGTATGGAGTGTTAGCTGTGTTAATTTTATATACATTAGCACCAGCTCCAACAAATAAAGTCTTGGCTCCTGTTGCACTAATATACTCACCTAATGATTTAACTATTAATGTATTAGCTGTATTACTATTAGATATATTATCTGTTACTTGTTTAATTCCTTCTCTAGTAGTAACACGTCCCTTCTCATCTAACATAATATTGTTAGCTGTTGTTAAGAACTGTGGTGGTAAACTGGAAGCCGATGACTGCCTGTT